ATTATTTTCCCTTTTTAGAAAATTGATTTTCCCATTTTAAGAAAATATTTTCCCATTTTAAGAAAATTAGGCCCGAAAATTGGAAAATTCGGCCTCAAAATTGGAAAATCTGTCCCTGAGTAAACAGTAAGTACAAATACCTACCGCCAGGGTCCTCGAGGGGGTGCGTTACGATTTATGACGCTTCCATTTGCTATTTCAAAAAGGTGCTAAGCTTCCGAGCCGAGGCCCTCATTTCGCACTCATTTCCCTTCAAATTCCCCTCATTTCCCCTCCAAAAAACCCCACCCAAACGACTGAGATCCCTTGGTATGACTACGTTCTTAAAACTATAGGTAAACTTTTTGTTTTTGCTCTAATATATAAGTCGTATATATGTATAAAGAAAACATCTACAAAACGACCATCAAACAATCAAACAGCTCTACAATCGCCTACAACAGGCCTCTAAACAACCCATCTAGGCCCATACACCTAAAGCACCCTACACAGGCCTTCTGAAGCCTTCTACAAGCCTCTCAGAGCCATCCACCAGCAATCAACCCATCCCCTGTAATCAAAAACCTTTAAAAACCCCCATCAACGACCCACCAACAGGTAAAACACCACGAAAAGAATAAAAAACCGATCCAGAAAAAAAATTTAATCACGAGAAAAAAAATTCTTGCTTCGTTTGGCTTGAAAATCTGGTTTCTCTGGTCTATTAGAATCTAATAAAATATTATATATATTATATTATATATATTATATGAAATATAATATATATCTTAACTAATATAACTAGGGGGGTGACATAATGTAACCCTAAAGGTGACATAATGTAACCCCTAGGGTGATATTATGTAACCCCTGGGGTGACATAATGTAACCCCCTAAAAAGGCTAAAGGGTGACATGATGTAACCCCCTTTGTGCCAAAAATAAAATTGGGTGAGACAGCTAACAGAACAAATTTACCTTAAATCCTTAAGCGATCCTTATAGAAATGGAATACTAAGAGTTTGTACCTAGCCTGCAATAGCGTTGTAAAACAGCATGCTAAACGTCCCACGACCAAGAACTGAGAATCGAAATGAGACGACTCAAGTAGATCTTATCGCGGATCTTGTTTGTCTCTATGTGTTCAAAATCATTGGACTCAGCGTGAGACCTTGGGACTGAATTGTTTCGGTTGCACTACAAAGGTCTCTGCCTCTTAAAGATTTCACCTATCCTCTGATCGACCTCATCACCCATCAATGAAGCACCTTTCTGACGAATACTTGGACGCAGTAAGACTTGCGAAACTATTTGACTGTCATCGAAACTACATCTATAAGCTTGAAAAGCTAGACGGGTTTCCAGCGGCTTTGCCTAAAGAATTCAGAAATAGCCATAGGCTATGGAATAAAGAGGAAGTGATGGAATGGATTAAAAAGAATCCAGGCAGAGCAAAACTGCAGAATAATACTCCTTATTCCGTGACGATTGATCTTGGGTTTGATCACTTCAATTATTATTCAAAACTTTCTAAAGAGTGCAATATGCCCATGGAGACGTTCATCATGGAAGCAGTGGTCCTGATGAGAGAGCGTATTGGAGACTTGTGAGACTCGAGAAAACGTATCCAAGCAAACATTGACGCACGTTTTTTCAGGGGTATAAAGGCCCTAGGCCACAGGGAGGACTCCCCAGCAGCGACACGAACTTTCTTCACTCAAAACAAATGGATCGCAACAAACTGACCAAGCAACAAGCAATTGAACAAGGAAAGAAACTTGAACAGGGATCGAAAGGTGGGTTTTTCTGGACGGACAACAAGGGTCGGAGGCGATATGTCGTCAGACCCGAAAACGAAGAGAGGCGCCGCAGGCGGACTTACAGGGGCTTCGAGCGAGGAGCCTACTTCCGATATCTCCAGAACACTGGACTGTCGACCCCATCTGATAGTACCCTCAACTGAAAGCGCAGAGATGATTAACTTCTTGAAAAAACGAACCAAAGTTTATCTTGCTATTTTAGACAGCGAGATAGGGGGATTCACACAAAGAATCGTTGTCGGTTGTGCTGATGAGGCTGATGCTGTTCAGTACATCAACAAAACAAAGGAATCTCATGAAAGCATCAAAGAGATCGCTGTTCTTGATCAACGATTAAGACAGGCTTTGTATTGTTAAGGCGCTTTACGAAGGAGACCATTCTTAACAGGCTTCCTTTGCCGAACCTCAAATGGCGTGTTATGATTCAGGTGTAAGAGGACCCCCTCATGACCAAACAAAACGACACCATTGAAATCCGAGTCAGAGAAACCCGCAAGTTTCTCGAAGGATTGAAAAGCAAACTTGCTGTAGTCGACTTCGTCAAAGCGAATGGCGAAGAGCGGACCATTGTGTTCAACCCCATGGATCGCAACGACATTAAAGGGACTGGTAGGACAACACCAGACCACCAGTTCAACGTCAGGGAGATTCGCTCACAAAAGTGGAAAAGCTTTGTGGTGACTCGTCCGTTCCGCATTAAATGCGGCAGCAACAAGATCGAATTTTTGGAATCCTTATGACCACTTCCACTCAACCCATGAACGTCAGGCCCATCACCAAAAAGCGTCAAGCCGAACTCATGAAGATTGCCAAGAACCTGCAGAAAGAACCTGTAGCCAAGGGCATCATCCTCAAGAGTAGGTTTCACACAGCTTTCACCAGAGAAGAGTTTGACTTGCTTAAAGAGTATGTAAGAGCTTGACTCACTACTTAAAATCACGGGGATTCGTCCCCGTTTTTTTGTGCCGATTTATGAGTAGCTCGAAGTATTGGCAACCCTGGGACAGATGATTCGGATTCAGTAATCTGCCAATCAGAAGACTTTTGGTCCGCTTCATCCATCAATTGATGATAATCTTTTATTGACTCATCAAGTTCCCTCTTGATTCGGTAGTCAATGTAGCTGTCTTCAACCCAAAAGATGACTGCGTAAATAAAAAAATTAATTAGAGGTATGGGAGTCTTGAGGTCTCTATACAACTCCCTAAAAATGTTTAATTTTAATTTACGAAGCGGCTCAATGTTCATCAGGGTTTTGGATGAAAACGTACTACATGTTGTACAAGTCCTCGAGCCTCTGCCTGAGCACCTGGTCGATGGTCTGAGCGTTCTCCTTAGCGACCTCAGTGGCCTTGATGATGTTCTGGATGTGCTGAGCGGCCATGTAGGCTCCAAACTGAAACCCTAGATTGAGGGGCGTCTTCTCGGGGTGCCTGTCGTACCAAGTTTCGGATAATGTTTTCAGCGCAAAAACAAAATGATGAAACCCTTCATTGAATGCATCTGGGTCTTGATTGTAGTAAAGCTCGAAGTCTTCGGTTGAATACATAAAGCAAGCCTTTAGTTTAGTCTACTAATTAGCTGTAAGGCCAACATGGCTGCTCTTCGATTTCCCAATCCTCAACAGGATGCAATCTAATATACATCTTAAAAAGTGACTTCATCTTTTCAGTAGTAATCTTGCATCTTCTAGCTGCATCAGGGACACTAGTCTTACCGTGGAACAAATCGGAGAAGGCCTTTTCTGCGTTGTTCATTTGTTCTTGCGTTAATATAATTGTAACGACGGGAAACTACAAATAGCAGGGTTTGTTAAATGCCAAAATGGTTATGGCAATCCATCATAGGGCTTTCTGTCTTTATAGCGCTAATAACTGGTGGACAGTGGCTAGCCTGCAGATTTTACGTACTGCCGATGGTCTGGACGGAATTTGTAAACAAAGCTGAAGTCAATAAATCCAAATTAGAAATGAGCCCTGTTGGCTGCATTGATGCAGACTCCAGGGCCATAACGGTACTAATGGGATTGCTTACTACGTTGATATCACTCAGCCGAAATGCAGACTAAGAGTTACCATTTTTCTCGATTGGCCCAGTAAGCTGCTGACATCTTTCCTTTCTTGATGTTCTTAGCGTGACGTGCTTTGAACGATGCCCGTTTCTGCTTCATCCGCTCAGATTCACCTGATTTAGGCTTGCCAGCAGTCTTTGCACCCTGTTCACCAAAACGGATCGTTTTGACCTTGTCACCCTCTTTCGCAACCACTACATGACTTTTTGTAGGGTGGTTAGGAGTACGCTTAGGTTTGTTGTAGCCTGATACCCCAGCACGTTCTAGACGAGGATCTTTCTTTTTAGCGGCCATCACTTTTTCCGCTTCTTTGCAGTCTTAGCAGACTTGCGGAATGCTTCCGCAGTCGGAGCACCTTTGCTGCCAGGCTTGCGCATTCTCTCGACCTTGCCACCAGCGGCCTTCTGTCTTTCGATGCGCTTGCGTTTTTTGTGGATGTTTGAATATAAACCAGGTTTAGCCATAACCAAGAAAGGCAGTCTTTTTAGACTACCTTTCTCAGAACGTTTTCAACGTGTGTAGTCAACGTTTGCCCCAACTCGCTCAGGCAGCTTGTAACCATCTTCGGATAAGATCATTTCAAGAAGTTCACTCTTTTTCCAAGTCTTTCTTCTTTCTTTTTCAACTTTGTGATCAGGAAATTGGATGACAGAGAACCGGTCTGGAGTTGCGTCAATACCAATTGCATCAGTGTAGTCTTTATTTAGAACAAAGCGCTCTTCCTTGTACTTCAGGTAGCAAAGGTCATGCTCAACGTCGTAAATGACCCGAACACCTTGAGGGATCACCGCTTCGTCCCCCAGGTAATCCAGTAAACCATTCAGGCGTTCTCTGGTTGTTTTCGTCGGGTTGCCACCCATGTCGTAATAGAAGCCCGAAAAAACAAAGACCTTTGTGATCTCGTCGCCCTTCGAGCAGATCATCATGATGGGTTGGTAGTGCAAAAGTACCATAAGCCCATCATTGTTAGGCACCAGAGAATCAGGGGCGTTGGACAGCGCCAAGAAGGTGATATCGGCTGCCTTTGATTTAGGGAGAGGCAGGTTTTGAAGGTAGTGAGAAACCCCGATAATCGCTTGCTGGGTTCCGTATTTGTTTGAGCGCATGAGAAGTCTCTCGTGTGAACATCCTCAATATAGCACTTGTCGGGAAAATGTTGCTCTAAATACAGTAAAGTGAGCCCTTGTCATGGTAATCCCAAAACTCTTCTGGGCGTTTCAGCTCTTTTTTTGGAATAAAGTAGGCTCTTCGACCAGCAAGAGGCTCCAATATCCAGTCATTTTTCTTTTCCATGTTTGGAGTAGTCCATCCATGGATGTTAAATTGCTTGTTTTCCAGGGTGACTAGCCAATAAACCTTCCACGGCTCGTCATCAAGCTGGATTAGAAGGTCGTAATAGTGCCTAGTTCTTGTTTTTACATCAATATTGAACGGTAAATCACAAGAACCCCTTACGGGTTCTGTCTCTTTGAAGACAAAATCTTTCATCCCCAAATAAGACGCGACGGCCATTTCACCGCCGCATCCTACCTTGTGAATAAAAAGGGAGTAGAGACCTCGAGACGCCCCAAGATTTCTGCCTTTTTTGTTTCTACTCGCGTTCCACTCTTGACGGCGTTGTGCTTCTGCGAGAGCAAGTTGCTTCTCTTCAGCCGTTAAAGAATAGAGCACAAGTTGTCTAATGCTAGATCAGTCTACTGGCGCAAACGTCTACAACACCAGCGGCTGGATCGGCGATAACAGAGAAAGCTCCATAAGAAAGGTCAAGACCGCGACCAGGAATGAAAGGGCCTCGATCGGTGATTTTGACAACCACGCTTTTGTTGTTGGCGGTGTTTGTCACGCGGACCATTGATCCAAATGGAAGCGTTTTATGGGCAGCCGTATGGGCATAGGCGTTGTAGACAGAGCCATCAGCAGCGGTTTGGCCGTGGTAACCGTCACCTACCCCATAATGGCTAGCAATTGTACAGAAAGTGGCAAGAGTAAGTAGCAAGAAAAAAATGCGACTAGTTCAGCCTACCGTTGCCTGCCATTTTCGACAAAGCTTTCCGCATCTGGGACATCTTTTTCAGGGACCTCGTAGGTCAGGAATTTATGACTGCAGTTGGGGCATTTTCTGACACGCCTGACTGAATGTCCAATAGACTCACTGCCCATCAAGTTTGTGACATTCCCGCAGTTAGGACACTCCATATCAAAGACTACATATTATTTTAATTCTAACATCTTTTCAGCCCATTTTCCTAAAGAAACAAGTTCCTCCAAAGTTGCATCACTCTTTAATTTATTTGCCCTAAGGCTAATGACTTGAACGTTCTCGTCTGTGTAAGGCATTGAGCTATCAATCCGATCAATAGATGCTCCCCACGGGCTATCGCAAATACGTGCGTAGATCAATGGCTCACCGAAAACGGGACAGTATTGAGGCAATGGAGGTATTTTAGTTAGCTGCCAGTTAATACCTCTCTTCTGCCTAGAAGATGTAGTGGACCCATGCACTGCCAAAGACTTTCTCCTGCTGAACCAGAGCTCGACGTCTTCTTCCATGCTTTTACTTTTGCGGCATTGCTTGCATTGGCAGCTATAGCCACTTGAAGTGCTTTTATCTATATTAAAAAACTCTTTATGCAATGGCAGGATGCGTTTGCAAAGAGAACACGACTTGTGAGGTACGACGTCTCCAAAAAGGTCTTTACGATTGGATGTCTTGGTTGATGCCAACCATAGAATCAATTCTTTCACAGTCTACTGAATCATTCCAGTGACGTATAACTCCGCTAACGATGAATGCATTAGTCACAACGTAGCCAGCCAGGATAAGAGTTCTTATAAAAGCGATCCTGTCAGCTTCTCGACTTGATCGCCCTTCTTTCTGTCCTAGGGCTTTACACCAAAGTCTCCACATTTGCTTATCAAATCAATGCGAGTAGGGGGACTTGAACCCCCACGACCTGACGGTCAACAGATTTTAAGTCTGGTGCGTCTACCAATTCCGCCATACTCGCGAGGTGCTCCTTGAGAGGATCGAACTCTCCTTAGGCGAATTATGAGTTCGCTGCATTCACCAGATTGCTAAAGGAGCGGACAGGCACGGAGGGACTCGAACCCCCAATCGACTGCTTAGAAGGCAGTTGCATTATCCATTATGCTACGTGCCCGCGACTAGGTCATTATATACCTAATAAGCCACAAGAGCAAGGCTGTTTTGATGACAGAGATGCCGAGGACAGGGGCCAGGAGATATGCAGTAATACTGACCAGGCTGCCGTAGATGGCGATCAGTACCAGTAAATATATGATGGCTGCTTTAGGTTGGTCCCGAAGCAACTTATTGAAGCCTGCTAGCTTTCTTGTAGATTCAAAAGTGTTTTTATCCAAGGGATTCTGGCAACCTTGATCCAGTTTACTTGGAAAATGACAATGCTAAACGGGATCATTTTTTCTTGTTTTTCAAAGAGTCTTTCAGTTCTTTCTTCTCTCGCGAATATGCGACAGCCTCCCTGACGGCTTCTTCCCTGCCTGGGCTTTCTAGGTTCTTTTCTCTTAAGACTCTTGTCCAGAAATTACTCGAGCTCGTCATCTACCAGAACTGGGTAAGGTTTAGACTTTGGACACTTAGAATACCACCAATTTTTGGTGTGTTTATCCAAGCGTTGTGAATAAATTGTTAAAACTTGAATCCAGCGATTGCCATGCAAGTCGCATGCTTCGACACTGTAAGAAGGGCAACGTGAAGATGCTAAATCCGCTACGTATCTAGCTCCGACTCTGTTCCAGCTTGGCTGCTTTCCTTTCCACTGAAGGGAACAAGACGGCCAAGGGAGTTCCTCTCTGTCATAAAGCTGGCAGCACGGACCAATGACTTTATAGAAAAAAGAACCCCCGTATGAACGGAGGTACTTACCTGGTTTATGAGGATGACTCAAGCCGAAAGCGCCTCAAGGTTATATACATGGCCATCCATGAGAACAGAAGCGTCGACCAGGGCGTCTTCAAACTGTTGGCAAGTTTCGACAAATTCAGTAACATCGTTGAACATCATTTCAACAACCTCCTGTCCTGCATACCAGGCGAAATGTTCTGCCATGCCAGGCTTGAACTGAAACCTTGCGATTACCATGATTCCATCCTTTAGTTAAGTGTATAGAGCTTTATTGGGCTCTTTGCGCAGAGGCTTGTAAGTTCTTGGGAGATTGACTTTCGTCATTAATATTCCCTTCTTGACCTTCAGCGCTGGGCGGAGAACCGGCACTTGGAGTGTCGGTTTCCCTCAAGGCTTCCTTCTTTTTGACTTCTTCATCGATCTCATTAGTCAATTCAACCTCTCGCTCCTGTTCGGTTCTTTCGATCTCTTCTGTGACCTTCAGCTCCGGATCGAGGATGCCACCACGTTGCAACTCATCAAGTACAGTCCGCTTCGAGATGATTCCTTGAGAGTAAAGATTAACCAGTTGGGCGATCTCAGAGGCTCCTAACGGCTTATTGATCAAGCTGTCGTTGAGAGCAATGCCGGATTCTGACGTGATCTGACTCAGTTCACCGTTGTAAGCGGCCCAAAGCCTCATCACCAAATTGAACGAAGCTGTCTTATTGCGAACTAAAGCCGATACTTGCGAAGCTACCTGAGAAGCTCTGAGGGAAGCTTCAGTTGCTGTCTTGATATTTGCTCCATATAAGAAGTTCAGCCCACTTCTGTCCATCAACTCTTCTACGTGAGTGATCTCAGCTTGGTGGCGCTCGAGGCTTCTGCCAGACGGTTCTGCAAATTCAAACTTGCCACCTTCGCTATCGAGATCGACAGCAGTGTTAGGTCCGAGGACCAGCGGAACAGGATGACCATCAGGTCCAGTCTTGGCTCCAGTTCTGACGGGTACTGGCATTGCACACTTATGAAGCAGCTCCTGCAGGTCAGACCTCATCTGGAAGTGCTGGATTGACAGTTCTGCAAGACCACTCAAAGGGAGCTCCCCTTGCCCAAAATGCGGAGCAGTAGCGCCGTACCAAACAATCGGAACTACAGGCAGAGTGGTTTTAACTTCTTTAATCTTTCTCTGGATCCAGCGGCCATCCGCTTTCTCCAAGGTGTAAGTCTCAACAAGATTTGGCCTGAACACGTAGTAAACAGGCTCTAGCTCAACTCCAAACCCGTTAGGGGTCGGGACTTGCTGCAACTGTCTAACAGTGGCATGGGCAATTTTTTCTCGCCCATTCTCGTTAACAATCGACCAGTTAATGACGTCTTTCCGATCGACCATCATCATGTAAGGGCGCCGATCACTTTGGAGTTCATCTAAGAAGTTGCCCTCCTCGCCCTGGGTCATGTCCACCATGATGTAGACACCCCCGTCTCTCAGGGACCGCTCATCACATCTATTCCAAAAGCTTTGAATACTTTCGCCTTGAAGGTCAATATTCTTTTCTGACTGTTCCAGAGACGCTGGGGGATCGATCAACTGAAACCGGTTAAGGAGACCGGCGTAAGCGCGAATACTATCTCTGTAGATAGGTGTATAGGTGGCTCTATGAAGTCTTTCTTGGTATGCCTTATTTGGTTCGGCTTCTTCCTTGTGTAAATACTTCTCCTTTACACTTTTATACTGGCCTCGCTTGTCGGCATAAACATTGTCAAGCAAATACCAGCAATCTGAAGCTGTCTCGAGAGACGGCAAAAGCTGCGTCAACTCCGGCCTGTGATACGAAACCAAAGACGGGTCGTTAGTCGGATGGGGAACTCCCAGCATTGCTCTCTCAGCGAAGTGGCCTTCTCGGCATAAAGGGTCGTATCACACGACTCCTGTTAGTCTTCCTTAACCCTTAGATGGCACTGCGCCTAAATCGCCCATGTAGCGGCCAGTAACTGCATATCCCCTCATAGGGATTTCCCTCAATTGGCCAAACCGTAATTGCCCAATACGCATCCCAGGTTTCAGGATGATGTTATGGCGTTGATTGACGTTTTCTAGCTCCAAGGTTATTTGGCCATGGAAGCCAGGATCGATGTAGCCAGCGAGGAGATGATTCAGACCTTCGCGCCCACGGCTGCTTTTCAGTTGAAAGTTTGCCTCGAGGTTATTAGGGATGCGAACAAATTCCCTGGTGTGAGCAAGGATGAATGCGCCTGGGGTCAAGATGAACTCATCGTCATCTTTGAGTTCATGTCTGATCCATCGAGTACGAAGGGCCTCAGGGCCGCAAATGCGACCCTCGGCTTGAATGACATTACCCAGAGTCACGTCAATTGACGCTGGGTTAATGAGCTCGGATTCATAGGGCTCAACGAGCCCTACTTCCCTGCACAGATTTCGAATTTGAAAATCAACGAGATTGCTCATTTCAGATTTTTTGTCCGGCTTGGTCAGAATCCTTAGAGGCTTCGCTCAGGCATTTGTCCGAGTCGCAGCCAGCAGCACCCTTCAGTTCGTAATCGGGGGTGTCGTACTTGCCCAATACTTCAAGGAAGCTTACTTCCGGTTTTTCGAAAATAACGGGAAGAGCTGATCGATACGAGACACCTAAATTGTTCCAGCGATCAAATGTCGCCTTGTCAATAGGCTCAAATGGGAGCCTTGGGAAGGTTGCATTTGCATCAAATCGAGCGAGAAGAGCAGCAGAGATGTAACCAGTATCCTCGGTAATCGATTCATAGATCGCTTCAGAAAGGAAATCAATCTCATCTTCACGGAACTCAATAGTAGCAGAAGTATTGTGATCCGTATAGTGCTGCTGGACTTGCATGTACAGGCCCCACTGAGCTTTTGCAGGGAGCTTACTTAAGTCAAACTTGTCGCAACCAGGAAGATTTGCCCAGCTAACCTCAACAGGAATTTCGACAAGAACCTCTTGAACTCTTTCGTCGGTGACGTCATTCAGAAGGTTGCCTTCTTCATCCTTGGCTGATTGTGCCGGAATGACGCTGTACCCCCAATCTCTCAGGGCTGAGACAAGAGGATCACCCTTACCGAAGGTGATTCGGCGAATGAATCGCTGTGCCTTTGGTGGATGCCAGCCAGAGGAAGCTCCAGTGAGCAGCGACTTCGTACCAGCAGGTTGTACTGTCGTCATGCGATTCGGAGCCCGCAGGCCATGCCGCTCGCAATATTCAGAGATAGTCTCTCTGACAACTTTGCTCCACCGAGACAAGTACGCTTTTTCAGCCCTCAGGAACTTGCGACCCGCTTGAGTCTCAGGCCGCCCAGCCATCATCCACTCCAGCCATGCCTGGCCAAAAGCGTGGACCAGGAAATCGAAGAAGCCGGTGAAACTGACTCCAACGATCGGATCAATAGATCGACTGTACTGATAGCGCTCATCTTTGAAGACGTGATGCAGCAATGCAGACACCTGCAGCGCTCCAGCCTTGAAGGCTTTGTCCTGAGCCTCGTAGTCCTGAGGATCAATGGTGTTTAGATGAATTTCCGCCAGGTTGCAGTGGAAGTCAGTGCCGATGATTTCACCACAAGGATTCAGTCCATATCGATTGATTCGGTGAGTTGACTCACGTTTAGACATCACCTCGCCGGTCGTGGCATAGTGGATCTGAACAAGGTAAGCTTCGCCGAAGTCAGGACCCTTCTCATATTCCTTTAGAAACTTTTTCTTCTTTGTTTTCGTGTCAAGGATGTCGCAGTTTGCTCTCAGAAGACTCTGGGGAACGTATTGAATAGCTCCCTCGCCGGAGTAAAACTGCTTCGTGATTGAATCCTTGATCTCCTCTTGAGTTGGTTTGTGGTGGTAACAAGAAGTGTGGTTAGCCATTCGGAGGGCTTCCTTCTTGCTGTCAACCTTCCAGTTGCCATTTTCATCTTGGGTGTACAGGCCAGACTTCGAGTTGACCGACTCTTCGTCATCAAAGGCGAATTGACGCATACCAGCGCTGCGACGGATATTGCCAGCTACGACACAGGCCGAAGCTTCGTCAATCAAAAGGCAGCACTCGAGAGGAGTTAATTTCCGGCCAACCGCTCCATTAACAAGAGCGGCAACCTTCTCAAACATCTCTTTGAGCTTGATCGGGTTAGATGTTCCGCCGAAACCTTTCAAAGGCTCCCCGGCAGGTCGAACGTTGCTCAGGTCAATGACAACATTTACATCCTCACCTAAAGCACTCATCTCCAGGATGGCTCTATAGGCTTCAACCCAGCCAAGACGGCTGTCACCTACGACAACAGTCGTTCCAGAGCCGTCCTCAGAATCAATGACCTCAGTGGTGCCTTTTCTAGCTTTTGCCGGAACAGTACCGAGCTCTGAGAACGAAATAATGTTTACTTTGTTCTTGATTCCAGGAAGCTTGTCGACAAACTTAGGTTCCAGCATCGCGCCAGTACCAGAGCCCATCATGGCCAGCTCCATAATGAGCTGGAAGCTTTCGAAATCTTCAACACGGGTGCTGGTGCAGTTATACCAACCGCTAAAGTTGCTGCCGCTTTCGGCCCAATCAGTCCCGGCGACCCAGAAAGCTCGCCCAGAAGGAAAGCAATTTTGGCCTAAGGCTTGCTCAGTAACGAGTGCTTTCTCTTCTTCGGTAAAAGAGCCAGTAGTAGAGATTGCCTCTACACATCTGGTCATAGCTTCTCGGAACGACTCGCGGTTGCCGTTCTGCTTTCTTCTGCTATAAGTGCGATAAAAAACTGCTTCAGCGCAAGGAGCTGACTGCGAAAACTCTGCCATTCACCTGTGGTCGGTGAATACAGTTTACCGGGAAAATCCAGTTGTCAACAGTCATAGACACGACATTCTGTACAGCTTCTGTCCTTGCAGAAGTTGTCCCAGAACTCTTGTCTCTTCCTCTCTTCTCTGGCTCTTGCCTCGCTAGGGTTCGGCCTAGGCTTGCGGATTATTTCTTTCATTTTCATATCTTGCGTAAGCACTCTGTAGTCCAGGTACAAGGTGGAAAGACTCACCTAGTGTGTCCTTCCCAGCGGCTTCAACGATGGTTGCCACACACAAGAGTTTTCCATGGCTTTGAGCATGTTTAAGAAGTAATTCCCTGATTGTCAGCCAAAGACGATGAGACCTTTGGCGAATGGTATAAAGGAATACCACCGCCTTGGCGATCTCACCCTCTTCCATGAGGCACAAAGCTGCATAAATTGCGGCATTGACTTCGTTGCTGCCGTCTTCTGTCATCGTTTACCTTGCCCTCGATAAGGCTTTTGACTAGGGCTACCTTTCGTCCGGCCTTGGTTATTATTAGTGCGCACCCTCTTTCCGTCGCCAATCCGAGTCCGTTTCGGGGGGCCACTTTGAAAGTCAATCTTCTTGTACATTACTTTCTGTCTTGAATAGGAGTGAAACGGAAAGGAGGGATCGGAAGGTTTGCTTTCGCGAATCCTCTTTTCAGTTTAACGTAAACAATATATGACCTAACAAACAGAACGCAGTTCAAATAGAACAGTCTGATCCTGAGTTCAGCTTCGTCTAGCGCTCCTATTGTCTCTTCAGGAAAAGCAATGATAACCATCCACAGGAGCAAAGGAATAATCATTGACTCCATGGTGGCCTCCATTTTTTACGTTAGGATACCCTGTTCGTTTGTTTCAAGCTCAGCAAGCATCACATCTTCAATATGTGCCAACACTTCAGGGGTGTCTACGAGCTTGATCGTAGGAGAGGCTAACGGCCTCAATTTCTCGACATGGTTAGGGTCGCTAATCGCCAAGATCGCCATGATCTCGTGAGGCGTGAAATCCTTGTCACAGTATTGCTCAAGCTCTAGAACTCTTTCCCAAAGCCATTTGATTTCTGGCGTTATGAGCTTGGCCATCAATGGAGCACAGTAAGGCCGCAGGAGAGGTGAATGGATATAAAGTCTGATAAGGCTTCTTTCTGCCTTAGTTCTAGTCCAAAAGAGTCCTGGTCGAAGCCATGTTTTATGAGCTGAAGTCGACTTACTCGAACCTTTCTGCAGATTTCTGAATATCTCAACAGCTAACTCTTGCTTGTTTTGAGCCAAGCGAGTAGCCGCTTTGTCAAAGTAGTGAGCACGTAATGCAGTGCTTTCAATCTTGCTGATCAGATCCTTGATTAAGTGTTCGACCTGGCCGACCTTTGTCGTATCACTAAAATCTAAAGTCTTGAGCCATTTGTCAAGAATCCAGTCAATCCAAGGTATTGCGTTGGCAATAACCTTTTTCATGTCAACCCCCAGAGATATTGCTTCGTCTGGATCTTTTCCCTGAGGGATGCTCGCAATTTTAATATTTACCTCAGACTTTAAAGCAAGTACTTGAGCCTTTTCAAGAAACAGTCCTATCGCTGCCTCTCCTCCGGCGTCGCTATCCATGCACAAGACAAAGTTTTGAGTCCTTTTCGCAAGCCTTTTCAATACAGATAGCTCAGGAGTTGCTGTTCCCTGGAGGGCAACACAGTTCGGAATGCCAGCTTGATGCATCGCGATAACATCAATATGACCTTCAACAAAAACGCACTCACCAGCTTCCCTGATTCCTTTTAGCGAATTGTATTCATTAAATACAATGTCTGACTTGTTAAATATCAGGTTGTTCTCTGTGTTCTTATATTTCGGCTTGGTATCACCTAAAGCTCTACCTGTGAACCCGACGATTCTACCTCTATGATCCTGAATAGGAATCGTTAGCCTGTTTTCCCTTACATCGAAACCCAGGCCAAAATATTTAGAAGTTTCCGCCGCAATACCTCTCTTGATAATAAAATCGATAACCCTTCTGTTTCTGGGCTCTCTTAGGCTTGCTCTATACGTCTCTTGTCGCTTCTTGACGCCTTCCAGCATGCGATCGTATTCTTGCCTTCTCCTGATCGACTCTGGAGAGTTGTCGTCGTCGTATTCGACTTGTATTCCTGATGTAGCAGCAACCCTTTCACAGGCCTCAGAAAACGCTAGGCCATACTTGTGCTGGAAATAGGAAATAATGTCTCCCCCTTCACGACAGACGTGGCAGAACAGGAAGCCCTTGTCGTCCGAAATTGTTAGAGACGGATTTTTGTCATCATGCCAAACACAATGAGTAACGAACTCTCGGCCAACCTTCTTCAAGTGAGATCCGTCTCTGGCAATAACGTCAGAAATAGATACGCTTTTAATTTTCTCAAGAGTTTGCCTGGAAACTCTCATATTACGCTTTTGTCTGATTGCTTTTGATTTTATTCGTATGAAGGAAAATCAGTTGTTAAGTCTTCCTGAAGGTTGATCATGGCTCTTATCTGGGTAAAGGGAATCTTATTGCTCGTCCCCAACATATAATTAGCCAAAATCTTTTGATCTTGAGCGCTCAACTGGTTGTAGCAATACTCGGCAAGATTCTCGTATTCCAAAGCAAAGTCAAGCTCTTCTGGCTCGAGTGACTCCGTCGGGCTTGCCTGGTCATTTAGCTCCAAAGGAGGACCAGAGCAGACGCCTTTAATCTCTTGCCACTCGTCTTGAGTAATGCCAAGCTTATCGGCAATATCCTTATCAGAAAATCCTTTGTAGATATATTTTCTGCCTTTGATCCAAGTTTCTCTCATCCGATGAGTAAGTCTCACGGCATACGTTTTGTCGCGAATCCAATGCAGAAGCTCCCCTCTGATTGTCGGGACCGCAAGGCTTGAAAACTTGTAGCCAGAAGAGGGGTCGTATCGGTATGCGGCTTTGCATAGCCCTTCAAAAGCTGCACCCTCAAGAATTGAGTAGTCGATATCAGTTGTTCTCTGCAGTCGCCACGCTTCTCGTCTAGCGAGATTGATGTTCTCAGCAGCGAGGTCTTGCTGCTCTTTGCTCATTTTAAACTGCTTAGTTTTTCTTGCCATTGCACTTCTCTTTTGTAAAGTCTATCACCAAATTGTGTTAATCCCAGCCGGATCAATGGCTTTGACGCCTCGACCCCACGTCACCTGAGTAATTCTAGGAGCCGTCCTTTGAAGGCAATAGTTAATAGCCATTGTCAATGCATCGACCTGGTCGTCATTTTTGGAAGCCGGAAATAAGCTAAATTCTGAGATAAACGCATCAAGCCATGGCGCACTGACAGGTAGGTAAACATTTCCAGCTTCCACAACTGGAACAATGCCAGATGCTCTCGCCTCTTTGCTTTTTTCTGGCTTGAAGCCTATAAGTCCAGGGACTTTCTTCTTTGCCATCTGATACACAGCGTATCCACTTGCAGCCAGCTCAATTATCGTTCCATCTAGGATATGACGTTTGTACATCCGAGACATCATGGCCATTGTTCCGATGACGTCAGTTTTTTCCCTGAATAAATCCAACAGATAAAAACTATTACCAGCCTGTCCTACAACAGCTCCTACGACAAAGTCACTCGTATTAGCATCAGTAAACGTACAGTCAACCGAAAGCATGACGCGGTCAAAATCAGGAATTACTGTGTCATGTTCGTAGTACTGCCACCAGTCAGGATTGAACATGTTGCCCCCGATCGGAGCAGGTCGCTGTTGGTAAAGAGAGGCGAACTCTCTAGCACCGATGGCTTCTCTAATTCTTTCGTAATCTTCTTCGTCATACCTTTGAGGGCAAAGAGCTTTACCTTCTTCTTCTCTCCAATCTTCTATGACATGGCAATGGGCTGGAAGATTAGGCCTGCTTCCTTTGTCTTCGTAAAGAGCCGGTAGATCGACAATGGTCCAATTCTCTCGACCCTTTTCACTAACGTTTTCTTCGCTGTCAATTAACTGGCCGATCATGTCGTTCTCTGACCAGCGAGTCTGAATGACTACAATCGCACCGACTTCTGGCTCAAGGCGAGTATATAAAGTTGAGGCATACCAGTCCCAGAGTTTGTCCATCAGGCGCCCGCTTTCAGCGTCTTCCCGGTTTTTGACTGGGTCATCGATGATGAGAAGGTGGCCTGAACGACCAGTAATTGCGCCTCCGACACCTGCAGCCCATAGACCGCCTCCACCCTGGGTGCCCCACGCATTGACGGCTTGAGATGCCGGATCTAACTGGCCGCCTGCTTCTTTGAAAAACTCTCGAGCTTTTCGCGAAAATCCCTGGCTGAGTTCCGCCGAGTAAGAAGATATGCCAACATATCTTTCTGGATGAGCCAAAAGATAAGCGGCTGGCAATAACTGAGAGCTAAGCAAGCTCTTGCCTGTTCTAGGTGGCACTTGCAGAATTAACCGATTACAAGTTCCATCAATAACCTTTTGCAGTTCCTTGATTAGAACAGCGTGGAATTTGTAGAACTCGTAGTTCGGATAAACCGCCTTAATAAATTTGTGAAGGAGAACCCTTTCTCCTTTCTCCCTTTGCTTAAGCTTCGCCTCCCTGAGGGTCTTCAGCATGCCCTGGTTCTGGGCTGATCTCCTCAGGTAATCCTTCCCCAGCTTGCTTGCCATTCTCTTCTAGTTCACGAAGTTCATTGCCTCTGCGGATTGCATTAATCCAATCCTCTTCCTTCCAGCTTGCAAAGATTTCAGCGAAAGGGTGGTCGTCTTCCCACTCGATAACTAGTGTGCCGTCAGGTTCCTCAAAAACCTTCATCTTGTCGTCTTCCATGCACTTTATTCGTCTATTTCTATTATATCGTCGTCTTCATTAACTTCTTGAATTTCTACTTTTTCAATTTCTTGCTCAACAATCTGGAGCATGTCTTCAACTCCCAAGGCGGCTGCCCAAGATTGCCTGG